CAGCACAGAGCAGCCGCCACAGAAGGCTTCTGTGTACAGGGTATGCTCCGGGATCAGCGGGAGGATATGCTTCAGGATGGACTGCTTGCCACCGTAGTATGAGATGGGGGTTTTCATTTCTTGTAAAGGTTGATTCGATATTGGATAATGCCGTAGCAGATAATGAGCAGGGCAAGGAGAACGGCAAGTGCCTTCAGGGTGACATTGAGTTTGGTGGCCGATGGCGGTTCGTTCACTTCGGAGTGCTTTTCCGTATTCTCCTCCGAGCTCTCCTCCATCTGTTTTCCGGATACGGAGGAGCTGTCCACAACGACTGCTTGCTCCCGTCTGGCCGATAGCTCCGTCCGTACCACTCGTTTGACTGCTCCTATGGCGGGAGCAGGCTCTGGGGTGGGATTCCGGCAGTCGGGTGGCGTTTCGGGAGTTGTATCGACAGGGGGAAAGAACTCCACGATGGTCTGCTGCACCTCCAGATTCCCGGTCTCAACCTCGGCACGCAGGTAGTCCACAAGGAGGGAATCCCGCAGCGTGGATGATACGGCCGCGTTTCTTGCCACCCGGATGGATCCGCAGCCGGGGAACAGAAAGAGCATCAGCGCTCCGAGGAGCCATGCTAAAAGTATAGTCAGTCTTTTTTTGGTGCAACACATTTCATCATTTCGTTTATTCGTTCATTTCGCTCTTCGTCAGAGAGCTCGGCCGATGGGATGATCTTCGGTGGCGGTGGCGTCTCCCAAGGAAGCGGAAACATCTCCACCATCTCCTTGCGGTCTTTCTTTTCCAGCTGGATGCAGGTGAGAACCCAAGTCTGCCACCTGGTACGCTCCCACTCCTGCTTCTGGCGGTCGATATTCGCCTTGGCCCAGCCAGCCCACGCGTAGAAGAACTCCGCAGGGGTCAGATCTTCAAAGTCGCAGGGCCGCAGGCCCATCTGTCCGACCCCAATGGCAAACCACTTCTCGTAGGTAGGAGGAGCGGGCTCACCATCGGAGTCGGTGCTCAGGAGTTTGGGTCGACTACTCCATCCAGCTTGTTAATGAGCGGCTTAATGGCCACGGAGAATGCATCGGCAATCTGCAGGAGGATGCCCGGATCCTCGTCCACCGCATCCCAGAGGTCGTCCTCGGTGAAGGTCTTGGCGGTCTTGGCTCCGGACTTCCGGGCTCCTTCGTTCAGGCCGTGTACGCCAAGGGCGATGAGTGCTTCGATGGAGTTTGCCGCATCCGCTGCGGTGACGATATCCCCGAAGGAAAACCCGGTCTTTCTGGCGAAGGCGTTGAGTCCACGCATACCGAAGTGGACGGGGTACTGGCTTCCAGCTATAGTAATAGTCAACATAATCTCTTGGTTCTGGTACGTAAAACGGATACCGCATCACCTACGAAGGGTTGACCGGGGCGAGGTTCCCACTTCCGGTGAGGGTGTAGTTGTAGGTGGAGTTGTCCCCGGCCGGAGTGCCCAGCGAGAACGAGGTCACGTAGGCGTTGCCCTTGTAGTTCTTCGCCAGAGCCCCGGTGATCTTCGCCTTCAGGACAACCTCCACCTGCGTCTTGGAGAGGACGAGGTTCAAGACATCCTCCGAGCTGGCGTGAGTCGTCTTGAGGTCTTCGTCAATGACCACGAGGCCCTCGCCATCCACACTCCAGTTGATGTCTCCGGGGTACTTCTCCTTGCCGTTGGTATCCTTCGTGCGGATATCCTTGACCTCCAAGTCCACCTTCAGGTTGTGGCTCGTTGCATGGAGGGTCGGCTTGCCATCCACGAGGACGATGATGTCTTCGCCTTGGATGACCTGTTTGTTTCCAACTGTTTCTGCCATGATGTTATCGTATTTTGAATGTTAATGTCCAACTGTGTAAATCGTAGTCCGGGTAATACTCCGATGAGGCTCCCCGGAACCTGCACACCTTTCCTTCCACGACAAGACCCTCGATGGCTCCCCGCACCTTTCGCTTGAGCACTTCGGCCCCGGCTACGCGGGTATCGAAGACCTCCACATCAAAGAGGGTGTCGTAGCCCACGATACCGTCCTTGGTGCGTATCGGGGATTCTTCCGGAGTGCTATAGGTAGCGAAGGGAGCCACCGTCTCGGCATCCACGGCCCCGCACTGGATCTTGCCTTCAAGCTCCGGTGCTGCGGTCTGGATGACCTCGATAAGGGCTGTCTTGAAATCGCTCATTTGTCCTTGACTGGTTTAAAGTTCTTGTTCACAAACTTCTCCACGGAATTGGCCAGCTCGTCTCCGAAGCCGTCCACCACCGCTTGGTAGTTTTCTTTGTAGGATTCCTCGATGTAGGGTCGGGGCTTGAGTCCCTTGACATGCCGGGCAAAGACCTTGTCTCCATTCGGGAGAGTGAACACCAGCACGCCGCCTTTCTTCTTTGGCCAGCGGGGATCCCGCGTTCCCTCATGCACGAACTTGCCGTAGTATTCGTTGACGGCTTTTTTCTTCTTGCTCCGGGAGAAAACGTGCTTCACCGCTACGTCCACTTCGCTCTTGGGGGCTTGCCGATCCCGGTAGGAAACCACCTTCAGCTGCCTTTTGAGCGTTCCGGATTTCACAGGGACGCGGCTCTGGGCTCCTTTGACAAAGGGACGGCTGGACTTCTTGAGGGCCGACCGGAGCATCTGTTTCTGCATCTTGTTCGGCAGCTCATCCAGAATCTCCTTGGCCTCCTGGTACCCTTCCACCTTAATCTTCAGCATTGCCGGAGAGGTCTTTTGCGTCCGTCTTGATGGTGCGGATATGGAGAAGCCGTCTGCGGCCCTCTTCCTGAGTGCCCACGATCTTTCGCCAATCCTCTCCGTCCTTGATGTACATGCCCGGCAGGATGTGCCTCCGCCAGCGGATGGTGTACACCACCTCGTTCTCATGCACGATGCGGGAGGCGTACATATTCTCCCGGCCTCCGGCTTCGGTGCGCTGGGCGTATGCCTCGGCCACGAAGTCCAGACGCTTGGTGCGGTCGTTGTACTCGTCCCGGATCTGCAGGAAGGCGTGTATTTCGATGTGGTGGTCAAACATTGCTGTCGGGTTTATAGCGGACTACTCTGGTGCGGGTCACATATCCTTCTGCGTCAGGCGCATCCGGATCGTTCCCGCCATCCCCATAGGGGTGGACTCTCCAAGGTTGGAGCAGGGTCTTCGCGGTCACCGGAAGCGGAGCCACGCTCCGTCCCACGACCACATCGGCCTCGTTGTCAAAAAGAGTCCCCAATATCAGAAGAAGAGCGGCCTTAATTGCCGGAGGGAGGTTTTCAGAGGTGAACTCGGTGTTGAGCGAGCGATTTGTGTAATCGTCTGCGATGCCGATGGCCATCTCAAGATAGTCCGCAACGAGCGAGTCGAGCGAAGTATCATCTCCGAGCCGGAGGTGTGCGTGTGCCGTTTCAAGTGATATCAGGGACTGGGACATAAATATTGAGAGAAGATTGAGGGTTGGGAGGATTAGGCTCCGGCATGTACCAGCTTCACCACCGGGTGCGTTCCGGCATCGATGAGGGTACCGTCAACGCGGGCGAATCCGAAGAGACCGATGGAGAGGTACTCTGCCAGCAGCTCGTTCAGACGGATCACGCGGAAGCCCTTCACCAGACGGATCTTGTACTTCGACAGGTCACCGAAGAGCACAGAGGCGTTCCCTGCTCCGATATCGGCCACGTCATCGTTAATGATGTAACCCTTGCCGAAGATGGTACCCGGCTGGCCCACTCTGGCGTTTTCCTGCCAGATGTACTGTCCGTGGGTGTCCTTGATCTTCGCAAGAGCCCAGAGGGTCTTGTGGTTGAACATGAACTTGCCCCGCTTGGCGTAGGCAGAATCCACCCCGGCAATGAGGTCGATGATGTTGTCGAGGGTGATGGCCCCGGCCGCTGCGCCATCCTGAATGGCGGTGGCAGCGGTGACGATACCCTTGGGCTGGCCATTGCCCGTACCTGTGGTGAGGTGCTCGTTCACACCGCGTCCGAAGGAGTCCGAGAGCAGCTGGGACAGAAGGCTATCGAGGTCGAAGGCACTGTCCTGCAGGAGTTCGAGGGACACCGGGATGATCGGGGTGCGGTAGGTGAATGCCTTGAGAGTCACGCTGCCGAAGGTCGGGGTGCGTTTGGTGCTCTGGTCGTACTCCGCCACGATGGTTGCCTTGGCAGCGGTATCGTTGACGGTCGGGAACGTGAGGTCGCCACCACGGGAGGTGGTGATGATCTGTCCGGCTTCGAACATGCCGCCATAGGACTTGAGGGCAATCTCGATGCTGGAGGCGAGGTCGGTCGGGATGAGCACACCAGCAGTGAGGCCAGCGATGCTGTCACGCTTCTCGATGAGGGCACGGCTCTCCGGAGAGAGTCCGTTCAGGCCACCGATGAGGTATTCCCCGAAGGCTCTGCGGTATTCCGGGGACTCCTTGGCGGCAGCAGCACCAGCGGGTGCGCCACCGTTCTCTCGCTGATAAGTGTCCTCAGCCTGCCGCCTCTGGATGTCGAGGAAGCGCTCCTCGGCAGTGACTGCCTTATCAGCCTTGTCATAGTCAGCAAAGAGGGTGTCCCACCTCTGCTGCTCCTCTGCGGTCATCTCGCGACCGTCAGTTTCCTTGCGGAGAGCGTCTATCTGGGCATACAGCCCTGCACGCTTCTCTTTGAGTTCTTTTAACTTTTTGCTCATAAAACTATAGGATTATGGGGGATTATGATTTTAGTTTCAATACGGCAACGGCCCGGTCGCGGGAGGAGGTGTCCACCTTGGAGGGGGTCAATGCATCGCGCTTTCTCTGCTCCAGATGCTCCCGGACGCTGGCCTCGGTGTCCTTGTAGGCCGGGTAGGTCACGAGGGACACATCATAGAGCCGGGCGATGGCCTT